AGAAGGAGGTGGCGAAGTATACGAGCCGTCCGGAAGTAATCAAGAAACGAGTTGAACAGAACAAGGCCCGTCGTATGATGGAAAAAGCCGGGAAAGTCCATAAGGGTGATGGTAAGGATGTTGACCATACCACTCCCCTGTCTAAAGGTGGGAAGACGACACGAAGCAACTTACGTGTTGTTTCCCGTAGTTCCAACCGTAGTTTCTCTCGTAGGGCAGACGGCAGTATGTTAAATCAAATCTCTAAGAGGGGTAAATAATGTCTTTCTGGGGTAAGATTTTTGGTACTGACGAGGCTATTAAAGGCGCTGTAGGCGCTGTCCGTGATGGACTTGATGCCCTGGTCTACACAGAGGAAGAGAAGGCTGGTGACGCCGCTAAAGAGCGTAGTGAAGCCCGTTCAATGCTTGTTGGTTGGATGGAAGCTACCCAAGGTCAAAACCTCGCTCGTCGTGTTATTAGCCTAGCCATCACTGGTGTGTGGCTTCTGCAATATGTCATTGCTCAGATTTCCTCAGCCATTGCTGTGTTCTGGCAAGAAGCTGCTGGTCAGCTTAGTGCTCTCTCTGCATTACAGCTACAGAGCGCCGACAATATGTCTCCAGCAGTTATGCTAATCCTTGCTTTCTATTTTGCTGCTCCCCACATGAGCGATGTGGTTAAAGCTTTTACGGAACGAATGGGTGCTAAGAAACAATGAAACTAACAGCAGAGCAAGAAAATAAAAAAAAATATTATCAAAAAAACAAAGAAAAAATTCTTGCTCAAAGAAAAGAATATAGGGCTGCTGGTAAACGTAAATATTACAAAGAAACTGAGCGCAAACAAAAATTACGCAGTAACTACGGTTTAGATTGGGAAAACTATGTAGAACTCTACAACAACCAAAAAGGTCTTTGCGCAGTTTGTTTTAAATTTTTAGATATTAATGCTGAATTAAAAAGCTCCAAACCCTACGTAGACCATTGCCACACAACAGGCAAAATTCGTGGACTTCTCTGTCATAAATGTAATTTAGGGTTAGGGCAATTTGAAGATAATGTCAATGTTCTTCAAAATGCTTATAATTATTTAAAACAACATGAAGTTAACAAGTGACATTATTGCTGGGTTTTCAGCAAGTCTGCTTCAGAAGAATTATGATGGAGCCGTTGATTCCCCAGCCTGTCACATTGAATGGTGGGAAGCCTGTACAAGCAGTCACCCAAAAGTTGCCATTGCTGCACCCCGACGCCATGCCAAAAGTACCGCTGTTACCCTTGCATACGTCTTGGCATCAATTCTTTTTAGAGATAAGCAATACATTCTCGTCCTATCAGACACCATCACCCAAGCAACCCAGTTCCTAGGCGACATTAAAAAAGAACTGTCAGACAACGAAAAAATCATTTCTTTGTTTGGTGTAGCAGGGTTTGATAAAGATACTGAAGACGATGTAATTATCAATTTCAATGACGGTCACCAAGTAAGAGTATCTGCTAAGGGCTCTGAACAGAAGATGCGGGGCTTGAAGTGGAACAACAAACGTCCCGATCTAATTGTAGGTGATGACTTAGAAAACGACGAAATTGTTCTTAACAAAGACCGTCGTGAAAAGTTTAAACGTTGGTTTTATGGTGCTCTAGTTCCCTGTCTTGCAAGTCATGGTGTTATCCGAATTGTGGGTACCATCCTTCACGAAGACAGCCTACTAAACAACTTAATGCCTTCTACATGGCATAAAAACACAGTTGTTACGCCCCTAAAAATCTATTCCAATTTGCCACGTCCTTCGTGGCTTGCTTTTAAGTATCGAGCCCATACAGATGATTTTACAAAAATCTTATGGGATAAAAAATACACAGCCGAATGGTTTGTGGCTGAACGTGCTGACTACTTGGCTCGCGGTATTTCTGATGTTTACTCTCAAGAATTCTTAAATGAACCTATTGATGACTCAGTTGCCTACTTTAAAAAGAACGACTTTATCCAGGCAAGCGGAGAAGACAAAAAGAAACCTCTAAACTACTACATTGCTGCTGACTTAGCAATTAGTAAGGATGAAACAGCTGACTACAGCGTATTTGTGGTGGTTGGTATGGATGAAAACCGCATCATTCATGTCAAAAACGTCATCAGAGAACGACTAGATGGACGAGAAATTGTCGATATTATCATCTCTTTGAACGATGTTTACAAGCCTGACGTGTTTGGTATTGAAGAAATGCAAGTTTCTAAGTCTATTGGTCCTTTCTTACGTGAAGAAATGATCCGGACAGGTAAATATGTAAACGTATACCCATTAAAACATGGTGGTAAAGATAAAATCTCACGAGCACGCAGCATCCAAGGACGTATGCGAGCAGGTGGGGTTAGATTTGATAAAAATGCTGATTGGTATCCGTCTTTTGAAGACGAACTTTGTAAGTTTCCACGAGGAACCAAGGATGACCAAGTAGATGCTTTTGCTTATATTGGTATTATGCTAGATTCCTTAATTGAAGCTCCAACCAAAGAAGAACAGGAAGACGAAGAATACTATGACAAACTACGAGAATCAAGAACCGATGTCTCAACCAGAAATGCCTACACAGGCTACTAGTATCCGAGCACAGCTAGAAAGCAAAAATCTTGCAGAAGGTCTTGATGATGACAAGATGCATAAGATTTCTAGTCAGGTTTCGGATGGTTTTGAATATGACAAGCGCTCACGCGCAGAATGGGAAAAGAATCTCCGGGGTTGGACTGACCTAGCTCTTCAAGTTAAAGAAGAAAAGACCTATCCTTGGGTGGGTGCTGCAAACGTCAAGTATCCTCTGCTTTCTACAGCAGCAATGCAGTTTAATGCTCGTGCCTATCCTTCATTAATTCCAGCAACTGGTGACATTGTTAAATGTCTAGTTATTGGCAAAGACCCAGATCAAACTAAGCTAGAACAGTCTAAGCGTGTTTCAGAGTTTATGTCCTACCAGCTTCTACATGAAATGCAAAGCTGGGAAGAAGACATGGATAAGCTCTTAATTATGCTTCCTATTGTGGGAACCATCTTTAAGAAGACTTATTATAATCCTATTCTAAAGCATAATGTTTCTGAACTTGTATTGCCTATTGACCTAGTTGTAAACTATTGGGCAAAGAGTTTAGAAGACGCTGAACGCATTTCTCAGGTTATCCTATTAAACAAGCGTCAGCTTAAAGAGCGCCAGCAGGCTGGTTTGTTCTTGGACATCGATTTAGGTGATCCTGTCTCCTGGACCCCAGAAGGGGCTACAGAAGCTGTCCAAAATGATGAAACCATGCCCTATCAAATTGTAGAACAACATACCTACTTTGATATGGATGACGATGGTTATCCTGAGCCATACATCATTACGTTTGATCGCAACACCCGCAAAGTATTACGAATTGTACCGAGGTTTGATGATACAACCATTTATGCGTCAGAAAAGGGCGACCTCCAAAAGATTGATGCTATCCAGTATTACACCAAATTTTCTTTTATTCCTAATCCTGATGGTGGCTTTTACGACATTGGCTTTGGTCTTCTTTTAAGTCCTATTAACGAAGCAGTTAATACAACCATTAACCAGCTTCTCGATGCAGGACATATTAACAACTTACAAGGTGGTTTCTTAGGCAAGGGCCTGAAACTGAAAATGGGTGAGCAACGCTGGACACCTGGAGAATGGAAAACAGTCCAAACCCCAGCAGACGACCTCCGTAAACAGGTTATTCCTCTCCCCACAAAAGAGCCTTCCGCTGTCCTCTTCCAACTCATGGGAACATTAATCAGTTCCGGAAAAGAGCTTGCTAGTGTGGCCGAAATCTTTGTTGGAAAGATGCCGGGTCAAAACACACCTGCTACTACAACAATGGCTACCATTGAACAGGGTATGAAGGTATTCACTGCTGTTTACAAGCGTGTCTATCGTGCTTTAACTTCTGAGTACAAGAAGCTGTTTAAACTAAATAGCCTATACTTAGATCAAGGACAATATCAGAATGTCTTAGACGAGCAAGTGTCTCTCCAAGACTTTGATGACAAGACTTATAGCATTTGTCCCAACGCTGATCCCTCAACTCCCACTCAAACAGAGAAGTTGATGAAGGCTCAAGCATTGATGGAACTCCTGCCTATTGGTATCCTCGATCCTCTAGAAGTTGTTAAGCGTATCCTTGATGCACAAGAACAACCTAGTCCAGAGCGTTTGTTCAATCAACAAATCCAACAGACAGGTCAGTTCCAACCTCCTCCTGATCCTAAAGCTCAGGAAATTCAAATGAAGGCTGAGGCTGAACAAGGCAAAGCAGCCTTAAAGCAGCAAGAACTAGTCTTCAAGAGTGAGATGCAACAACGTGACCAGCAATTCCAACAAGCAATGGAAGCGCAGCGTCAAGAGCAAGAACTTAAGTTTAAGGCAATTAGCGCACAGCTAGATGCCGTAATTAAGCTACAAGAAGCCCGTGTAGCTACAGTGGCGAGTGCCCAACAACATCAACAAAAGATTGTTCAGGGTGCTCAACAACATGTCCAGAAGATGGAACAAACTAAGGAGCAAGCCAAATTACAGAACTCTCAAAAGAACTCTTCCAAGAGTGGAAAAAGCACCCAATCACCCAAGCGGTAATGGTTAAATTTGACCAACGAGCAGTTGGTCTTACAGATTATCTTCAAACAGAAGTAGGCAAAGATAATCGAACTGATATTTTATACGCAGGGTATATTGCAGCAGTAAAAGATTTTCTTCAAGTAGATTTTGAAGAAGTAAAGGAGACTGAATGATTATTCCTAAAGGTCATCGTGTTCTTGTAAAGCAAGAACGATATGACGAGCATGATGAAGTATTTGCTTCTGCAAAGAAAGCTGGTATTGTCATCGAAACTGATAAGAATGTACGCTATCAAGCCAGTGTTGATAAGGGCACTGTGGTGGCAATTGGTGCCACAGCTTGGGTAGATTTTGGTGGGATTCCTTGGGCAGAAGTAGGAGAAACAGTGTTGTTTGCAAAGAATGCAGGCAAGGCAGTCGATGATCCTCAGGACCCAGATACCCCATACGTCATTCTAAACGATGAAGACATTGTTGCAGTAATTAAGGAATAATATGACTACAGAAAACTCCCCGAACCTAGACCTAGGCACCCCCGGTGAAGGTGCTACAGAACAAACAACAGAACGCGAATTCTCTTCTATTGAAATAAAGGCCATTGAACAAGGCTGGATTCCTAAGGAAGACTTTGATGGTGATGAGGCAGAATTTATTGATGCCCCTGAGTTTGTTCGACGTGGTGAGTTGTTTAAAAAGATTGAAAACACTAGTCGTGAACTTAAGCAAGTTCGACAAGCGTTAGCAGCCTTTAAAGAACATCACAACAAGGTTAAGGAATCTGAATACAACCGTGCTCTGAAGGCTCTACAGGATGAACGCAAGCGTGCATTCGTTGACGGTGACCACGACCGAGCCTTTGCTATTGAAGAGAAGATTGAAGAAGTTCGTACTGAAAAAGAACAAATTGTTCGTGATGCTAATCAACCTGTAGAACAGGACAATGCATATACTGAGCAATTCCAGACATGGGTAGAAAAGAACTCTTGGTATGAAACCAACAAGGTAATGCGGAAGACAGCAGATGCCCTAGGTTTGGAACTACACCAAGCAGGTCATTCTCCTGCTGAAGTGTTACGAATGGTGGAAAAGGAAATTCGACAAGAATTCTCTCATAAGTTTGAGAACCCTAATACACGCCGAGCACCAGTAGTTGAAGGTACTACACGTACTCCTGGTAAAACTGATTCCTTTGTCTTGTCAGAGGATGAAAAGAAAGTAATGAATTCCATTGTAAGTAGTGGGATCATGTCTAAAGAAGACTATATCAAAGAACTAAAGCGGACTCGTTAAGGAGACTACTATGAGTAGAACAGCAGCTAGTGCAAGCGCACAACGTCCTCGTCGTACACCGATTGGTGGTCGCAACGTACTAACAGTACAGGGCAAAGACCCCAACTTTGTATATCGTATCGTGAATGATTCGGGAGATCGAATCCAACAATTCCTGGATGCAGGTTATGAACTTGTTGACGCATCAACCGTACAGGTTGGTGATAAGCGAGTAAATGCCGCAAGTCCAGTTGGTTCTAAAGCTCAAGTGTCTGTAGGCAAAGGTGAAAAAGCTTTTGTCATGCGAATCTCGAAAGAGTTCTATGATGAAGATCAACTTGCAAAGAAGGTTTATGTAGACAAACTTGAGCAGTCAATTAAACAAACTGCTTCTGGTTCTGCCGATTACGGCAAACTTACCATTCAAAACGGTAATCAGTAATTGGTGTAGCTGGAGGCTATTTTTGGAGATTTGCTAATGGCAAGTGTTTCTCGTATTAATGGCTTTCGGCCTGTAAAAACGGTAACAGGCGCGCCATATAACGGTCAATCTGAAGTCTGCTTTATGGACTCTGGTAACTCGACTGTTGTGATGGTTGGCGACATTGTTCAGCTTGCTGGTGACGCTCGCGCGGCTACCGGCGTGCCCACAGTGACCCGCCTTGCGGCTGCTACTGGTGTTCCCTATGGTGTTGTGGTTGGTATTCTCTTTACTGGTGTTGGTGATACAACCAACGTTCCCCCGGTAAATGATCTGAACACACCCGTATATCGTCGTGCTTCAACAGACCGCTATGTGCTGGTTTGTACTGATCCTAACGTCATCTATGAAACGCAGTATGCCGGTACATCCGTTGCTGCTGCCACCATCACAGCTAACGTGGGTCTAAACGGTCAGGTTGTACTGACTGCTGGTTCGACAACCTCAGGTAGTTCTGGTATGCAACTAGATTCATCTGGTCTAGCTACCACAGCTACGCTTCCCCTCAAGATTGTTGGTTTCCCCAACCGTCCTGATAACATTCCCGGCGATGTGTACTTTAGTTACTATGTCAAGCTTAACGGCTCGACCATGAGTAACGGTACTGGTCAAGTTGGCGTATAAAGGAGCATAATCTATGAGTATCATCAATAGTGGCTCTTTTGCAAAAGCCCTCTGGCCTGGCGTTAATGCTTGGTACGGTAAAGCATACAATGAGTATTCCGTTGAATACACAAAGTTGTTCGATACGTTTAAGTCAAGTAAGGCGTTTGAAGAAGACGTTGGTGTTTCAAGCTTCGGCCTAGCGGTTCAGAAGTCTGAAGGCGCACCAATTTCTTACGACACTGAGCGTCAAGCATTCATCACTCGCTACCAGCATGTGACCTATGCTCTAGGCTTTATCATCACTCGTGAAGTGATGGACGATGACCAATATTCAATTGTTGGTCAGCGCAAGGCTCAGGGTCTAGCGTTCTCTATGCGTCAAACCAAGGAAATCATTGCTGCTAACGTATACAACCGTTATGCAACTGCTGGTTTCGTAGGTGGCGACGGTGTAACACTCCTAAGCGCTTCTCACCCCAACTTAGCTGGTGGTACTTGGTCTAACCAAATTGCTACTGCTGCTGACTTGTCGGAAGCTGCTCTGGAGCAGGCTGTCATTGACATTGCAGGCTTTACAAATGATCGCGGTCTACTGATTGCGGTTCGTCCAAAGAGCCTAATCATCCCACGTCAATTGATGTTTGAAGCCAAGCGTATTCTGAATAGCGATGGTCGTGTTGGCACTGACAACAACGATCTGAACGCTATCAAGAATATGGGCCTCATCCCTGAGACTGTGGTTAACCATTATCTAACCGATACTGATGCGTGGTTCATTCGTACTGACGTACCTCACGGTATGAAGTATTTTGAACGTCGTGCTGACGGTTTTGATATGGACAATGACTTTGACACTGAGAATGCCAAGTACAAGGCTACTGCTCGTTACAGCTTCGGCTGGACCGATGCTCGTGGCATCTACGGCTCGGCTGGTGCTTAATTGAGTTTCGGAGGGGAACTAGTTCCCCTCCTTTTAAAAAGGAAACAATATGGCACTAATTTTCACTGATCCAAACTCAGCAGGTCCGTTCTCTACATTTCAGGTTAAAGATGTTGTTACAAAGGTGTTTAAACTCACTTTTGCAAACTTTACCACAACCAACACTGATGCTCTAATTGGTCGTCTGCCCGCAGATGCTTCCATTGTTAGTGTTGATACATGGCTAAAGACCGCGTTTTCTGGTAACGGTGTTACTTCTCCAGTGCTGTCTTTGGGCAGTTCTTCGGGTGGTACACAGTTTTCCTCAGCGGTAGCATTAACCAACACTGTGGGTACATTTGCCGCAGTAACACCCATTACTGGTATTCTTCAAGAATATCAAGTGCCTCTAGGCGGCGAAATTAGCCTCTATGCTCGTGGTGGCTGTTCAACTGGTAACCCCACAGCGGGTGAAGTGTACGTCATCGTTAAGTACGTGCGATAACATGGGCAGCCCTGCAAGGGGCTGCTTTTTTTGGAGAATTTAATGCGACCCAAAAAGATTACAGTGACTGGCACCGGCACCTCAGCGTGGATTCCAGTAGACTACAAACAAGACCCTATGAATATTGGCATTGGTTGTGTCATTGTGTCCGGGACTGCTACCTATTCTGTTGAGCATACATTTGATGATGTCTTTGACTCCACTGTATCCCCCGTAGCATTTCAGAACACTGGCATTACTGCCCAAACAGCAAATAAGGATGGCAACTATATGTTCCCTGTCCGTGCTGTCCGACTAAACGTCACTGCTGGCACATCTCCTGTTGTGTCCATGACTATCCTACAAGGACTCCGATAATGAATCTAAATGATTTTTTAGCTTTTGTGGAGTTCGTTAAAGATGTTGATAAGTATCAAGAACGTGTCTCTGCTCTTAAGGCAGAAAATGATCGGCTTGAAAAGAACATCGAACTTACTGCTCAAGTAGCAAACATTCCTCGTGTTAAAGAGCTTACTGAAAAGAAGCTAGAAGAAGCACGAGAAACTTTAGCTGCGGCCCAAACCGAGGCAGTAGCAATTAAAGAGAAAGCAAAGAATGCTTACGAAGCTCGTAAGGTGGTGCTAGACCAAAAGGAAACACAGGCTGCTGAAGCCCTTTCCGAAGGTCGTCGTGCACTACAAGAGGCTCGTGAACTCCATGCTACTCTAGTTGCTGAGGCAAAGCGAGAACTGGCTGATTTACAGAAACGACAAGAACAAGTATCACAAGTACAACAAGAGGTTACTGAGCGACTAAGTAAACTCAAATCTGTAATGGGTTGATTAAATGACTGTATCCTATGTCCCAGGTAGTGGTGGGGGCGGTGGTGGAGGCGATGCCTCTGCTGCCAACCAAGTAATTGGAAATAGCTCTTTAGCCACTATTGCCGGAGCTATTAAAGCGGAAGACAGGCCCAGCGCAGATGGTGATCCTGGTGTTGTTGTACTAGCTCAGCGACGTGATTCAGATTCTCCTACAGCCGGTGACGATGGTGATTACACTACGCTAAAGATGGATGAGACTGGACGTTTAAAGGTTGCTAGTCAGCCTGCGTCGTACACCTCAACTACTGGTAACGTAACTAGTGCGACCAGCACTGTGCCTATTAATACAGAGCGTTTCTCCAACTTGATGGTACATTGTACAGGTACCTTTGCTGGTGCCAACTGCACATTTGAAGGTTCGCTCAACTCTACCAACGGCACAGATGGTAACTGGTTCACAGTTCAGGCAATTCGTACAAATGCCAACACTATTGAGACTACGACAGGTGTATTAGCCGCAGCTCCCGCATATGCGTGGGAACTCTCGGTTAATGCTTTAAAGTGGTTTAGAATTCGTGCAACAGCATGGACCTCCGGCACACAGGTGTGGACATTAGTTCCTGGTAGTTATGCCACTGAGCCGATTCCTGGGGCACAGGTAAGTGGGACACAACCAGTATCTGGTACTGTAACTGCCACTGTAACGGGTGGCACAGTGTTACCAGTAACTCCTACAACTACATTCACAAACAGTGCGGCAACAAACAACGCAGCAGTAATTAAAGCTAGCGCGGGAACTCTATGGAGTGTCACAGCATTTAATGCTAACGCTTCCCCTAGGTACGTCAAATTCTATAACAAAGCAACTGCCCCAACTGTCGGTACCGACGTACCTGTTCTAGTTATTGCTGTTCCAGCAACTAGCACAATCATGATTGGTGGTGGCTCTAATGGTATTCGTTTTGCTACAGGTGTAGGTATTGGTATTGTTACTGGTGCCGCAGATGCTGATAACACAGCAGTAGCCGCTAACGATATTAAAGTTGCTACTACCTTTACATAAACTATGAATGAAATCGAGTTAACAAAATGGATTATCCTCTCTGCTCTTGGTTTAGTTGTATGGTTTATGAAACGGACAATTGATTCCCAAGAGGAACGCATTAAAACCTTGGAAGGAAATCACCAGGGTTTTCGTGAAGACTACCTACACAAAAACGACTTTAAGGACTTCAAGATTGAGCTGCGCTCCATGTTTGAAGAAATTAAAACCGACATTCGGGAACTAAAGAAATGACTGGTGTTTACTATAAGCCTGGAAGTTGGAACGTACACTGTGATGTTTGTGGATTTAAATTTAAGTCAGATCAGATAAAAAAACGCTGGGACGGCTTGATGGTTTGTGCAGATGACTATGAGCAAGATCATCCACAAAAATATTTACGTGTTCATGAAGATAAACAAAGTGTTCCGTTTGTAAGAAAACAAAACGATGACACATTTCTAAATATATGTTACTTATGGGATAGAAGTCCATATGCCGACCTTGCTTCAGCCGATTGTGCTATTGTAGATAATACGTCTCTTTCCTACGTAACACTATACACATTCAAATATGGCACTGCACCAGCCGTATCTATTCCTACCTACACATTTGATGGATGGTTCCTGCCTCAATATGCCTAACGCTTTTTTTCGTACCCAACGTATTACTACAGGCTCAGGAACATCCTATGCCACTGTACAAACTCTTTCTGGAAGTTCTACTGGAACTACTGGAAGTCCCACCACCTTTACTGTAACATTAAATAATGCTGTTCCAGTGAGTGGAGGTACAACATCCATATCTGCTCCGGATGCCACCCTAAGCACGTCCACACTGACATGGACGTTTGGCGGCCCCACGTCGCAGAACTTCACCGTGCAGCGTGTGACGGACGGCACGACCAGCGTCAGCATCACCAATAACATGGGGCTATCAAACGGGTCCCCGCTGAGCTACACCACCACATTGTCTCCTGCGCCCACTGGAAACATCACCCAGTACCTGACCAGTGACGGCGGGGATGCTGCGTACTCAGGCCTGAATTTCAGCGGCCCGACGAATACCAAGTGGCACAACCGCCTGAACTTCTATTGGGCGCGAACAAACCCGCTTGGCAACTGGCTGGACTCCACGCAGACCCAGGAAGGCAGCACGCCCTTTGCCAGCTTCGGCGCAGCAACTACGGTGGGTCAAACCATCTCGGCCACAGTGACCACGCTGGTGCAGCGCTGGATGTCCAACGGTGCGAATCGAGGGTTCTACCTTTCAGGCTCCGCGACGGCATGGCCTACGGACTACTACGGGCGGGGCGATGCCACAAGCGCAAACCGGCCCCAGTTGGTGGTGGTGACAACTACGGGCACCTTCACGCTGACGGCGGCGGCAAATGCATGGTGGTCTTCATCTTCAAGCGCGGGCAACCCAAGCAAAGACTGGTTTAGGGTCACGGAGAGCCAAAGCCCCGCCATTCTGCGATTCGACCTGAGCACGGTTACCGGCACGGTGACAAGCGCGACTCTGAGCGTGGTGGTTAAGGCGTTTGGTGGCAGCACGGGGCAAACGCTCCAAGTGTTTGAAGCCGATCCGCCGACCATCATCGTGCCCGAGGGCGTGAGTTCGCCAGTCACCGGCATCGCGGACGCCTACAGCACGTTCAACGCCTTCAAGGCCAGCGGCAACCCGGCTCTGATCCAGGCCGACGACTTTGAGGCGGGTGGGCCGTTCGATGTTTCCGGGGCCTTCACGCCCGCAGAAACCAAGGTATTCAACGCAACCACTGGCACCACCTACGCACGCGGCACCATCGCAGGCGGCGGGCCATCTGGCTCTGGCACCGGCAGCGCTGACGTAAAGCTGGAAGTCACGCGCGGGACCGGGGTTGGCGGCACTCCTGACGTGGTGCGGCCTGAACTGTTCGGCCAGTACAGCATTTACTTCGAGAGCGACTTTGGCACCACGCAAGACGACGCTATCAAGATTCCTGCAATGGGCGTGCAGTTTGGTTGGTGGAACTCAGCAAGCGGCGGCTACTGGCAGCAAACAACAGGCAACGGGGGCACCCCAGGTACCGGCCTGAAAGTCGCAGGGACAGGCGCGACAAACGGGAATTTCGAGTACCAAGGCCACAGCGCCCGACTCGTCACCGGCACCTTGCCAAAGCCGGGAGATGATGACCCGTACTACGGCTGGTTCGGCATAGAGTTGTATTGCTACCACCTTGATCAAGTGGGACCGTTCCCTGGCGGAAGAGTCTTCCCGATGGTCGCTGTCCGAGTTGGCCAGTGGTACACCTTCGACATCCGCATTAAGCAAAACAGCATTGCTGGCAGCCAGGACGGACTGGGCAACTACACGACGGCCAACGCGGACGGCGTGTATCAGGTCTGGATCAACGGGTACCCCGTTTTCAGCAAGACCGACTACCGCTGGCGTCGGCATGCTGAATTCGGTGTTCAAGGCGTCTGGATCGACGTCTATCACGGCGGGAACACGCCGGCCTTGACTGACATGCACTATCGGGTTGATCGTGTGTCGGTGGCGACGAGCTACATCGGCCCAGCCGTTCCGCTCCCTGCGTGGGTGCCCGCTGCTGGTGCAGTCACTTCGTACACGGGCGGCGGGTCGGTCCTCACCAACAACTTCATCAGCCAGATCGCTCCGTACTACGAATCGTTCTACTCAAAGCGCATCGTCAGCGACTACAGCAGCGCAATCGTCAACCCCTACGCGGGCGACTATGGCGGCCTGCTGTACTTCGGCGGGGGCCACGCGGGGACAAACGACAACTCCGTCATTGCACTGACCGCGACCGACTCCACGCTCACATTCAAGCGCATTGCTGACCCGACTCCCTACTATGGCATCGGCACCGACACCACCAGCAAGGACAACAACAGCAACGGTGACGTTTCGACGCTGATTGATGCGACCTATGGTGACCCCATCAGCGCAGTGGATGCCCAGAAGCGCGCCGCTGCGAATCACACATACGGGCACGGGACGGTACTGCCGCCCTCTGGTGCAGACGCTTACGGGACGTTTTTCACGCCCTGCACCACGGGCGGGCCGCGCTACAACTCCGCAAACTTTGGCAGCGCCCACGAACTACCAATCGCCAGCCTGACCACGACCGCATCGAACGCATGGGCGCGGGCTTCGTCGTCTACTTTCAGCGCCAGTTTCTCGCTGCCCGCCTTCTCGGCCTATGTCAGCGGGCGCACGTACATATTCACCCGCAGCGGTGGCGCGCCTATTTGGTACGACCACGCGACAGACGCCTATGTGACAGGCACCGGGACCGGCTTCACAAACCTGAACACCGCAGACGATCCAGACAACGGCGCTCTGGTCTACATCCCGGAGCGTTCGCTTCTGGTGATGCTCACGCGCAAAAGCAGCGCGGTAAACGTGCAGTGGATGGACGTGTCGGTAGCGCAGCCCACACTTGGCGGCACGGCCACCTTGAGCGCATCGCTTGGCGTCGGGTCCAGCGGCACCATTGGCACATGGGCCAACCAAGCATTCTGGTGCGCGGACACGTCCCGGATCATCGTCGGCAAGATCGTGGTCACTGGTTCCATTGACACCGCAGCGGTCTATGAAATTCAGGTTCCGACAACGCTCACCGACACATGGACTGTGACGCGGCAGGCTTTTGTTTCGGGCACGCTCCCGTGGCCGACAGGCGGCAGCAACTGGCAGCGCATGGCGTACCTGCACACGGCCAAGTGCGCGCTGGTCATGTTCAACGCAAACGACCTGGGCACGAACGACACCATCTATGCGTTCCGGCCCCACAACACCTAGGAGCCAAACATGACCATTTCAATCGTCAAAGCAGCGCGCTACACCGGGCTTTTCAGCGCCACGGCTTCAGGGTCTATCGACACCGGAACCGGCTCATATCGCAAGGCGCGGGCATGGGTAGGCGGCACGGCTGATACAACTTCTGTTCCGCAGTCCGTCACCATCGGCTCTGACACGCTGACGGCAGTAGGCACGCAGCAAACCGGCCCCGGCACCGCATCGGTAAAGTGGCGGTTGTATGAGAGCACGTCAGACCTGACGGTCACGGGCACGCAGACGGTCACAGGCACGGTAAGCCCTGGCCCCGGCTCTGGCTCGACCATCGTCCTGGTGGAGATTTACCAGAGCACGGCGGGATCGCTGACATTCGGCACGCCGGTCTTCAGCAACCCAGAGTCGGGCAGCGGCGGCTCCATTTCGTCCAGTGTCACGGCGGCAGCGGCAGACATGGCGGTGATGCTGCTGTGCTCGACTGCAAGCACGACGATTTCTGCGACATCACCGGCCACGCTGAACACAGACCTGGGCACCACGGACGCGGCATCCGCCATGCGCAGCGGTGCGGGCGGGTCAACGACTGTAGGCGTGTCTTTTTCTGCGGCTTATGGGGTCATCGCGGCGGCGTACTCCATCAGCGAGGCCAGCGCGGCGCCAGTGCTTTCCAGCCCCACGGCCACCGCCACCGGCCCCACGCAAGCCACCATTGGGCTTACCACTGACACAGCTCCAACTACAACAACAATTAGTTATCAAATTCTTCCTGCGGCATCTGGTGCGCCTTCGGCAGCCACCATTGTAGGAGCACCTGATGGAACTATTACTACTGGTACTGCTGGAGCGCTAACCAAGGCCATCACCGGCCTGACGACTAACACTGCAATCAAGGTGCACTTTGCACAGGGATTAAGTAGCAACGTTGTTAGCACCTCAAGTTTTACTCCGAACACGTTGGCTAGTAGTGGAAGCCTAAGTGCACAGACTGGTACTGCTGGGGCTAGTTTTACATGGACGGGAGTTACTCCAGCCAGTCTGATTACTAATGCTGGTAACGGCTCTGGCTTTTGGTCTATTGTTAGTAGTGCGGGCTTTACGGTAGCGCCGAGTATCAATACGTCTACTGGTGTGTTGAGCGGAGGTACGCTATCTATTGCCGGTACTTATGCACCTCAGGTACGTTACACGGATAGTAGCACAGTTCCTTCTGCCCAAACTATCACACATACTTTAAGTTTAACTGTTAGTGGTGGCGGTGGTGGAACAAAAACGGTTACCCTATCTCTAACCTCTGATGGAACAACTCCAGCAGCGAACCTTACTGGTTTAAAATGGGCTTTCTTTGACCAAGTAAATCCAGGTAGTTTTGCGGCTCCAACGGCACAAGGAACTTCTGGTAGCACAAACAGTAGTGGCGTATTTACTGTGACGGTAACTGGTACTACGTTATCTGTCGGACAAGTTGGTTGGCTACTTATCTCTGATAGTGATGGGACCGTTTCACAAGCTCCTCCTGGTAAAGCGTTTAGTGCACCAGTAATTATTTCTTAAGGATACATATGGCAACTAGTGGAAACACTTCTTGGGAACTTACACGCGATCAGCTTGTTCTACGGGCGTTTGCAAAGCTAGGAATTCCTGGTGAAGACAACTCTTTAAATAATGAGCAGAAATCGGCAGGACAAGAGGCACTAAACTCTGTTATCTCTTTGGCAGTAACTGATGGTATGCCTCTTTGGAAACGTACTACTTCTCAGGTAACACCGTCAACAACCTCTCAAGTCTACACAATTAGCGATGCAGTAAAGATTACTACAGTGTATATTCGAGATAGTGGTGGTGTGCAATATGAACTAGTAAATAAGAGTTTGTATGACTTTATGCGACTCCCTCGTGGCTCTGTAGGCATTCCGGTCCATTGGACA